GGTGGCTTACCTAGGGGCGACAGAACCGCGTATTAGGTCAAAACCAGTTGATTTACCCTCTAAAGGTCAAGAGATGATTGACTTTGTTGAACAAATTATTAATCCAGAGACCAATGAGCCATTCCAACTGCTCCCTTGGCAGAAATACCTGGCGATCGAGATGCATCGAGTCCGAGAAGATGGGCGCTGGTATCACTCTGAGGTTGGAATCTGCATGGCGAGGCAACAGGGCAAAAGTACATTCATGGCGCTACGCATTTTGGCTGGGATGTATCTCTGGGGCGAAAAGATGCAAGTCCACACAGCTCACAAGCTAACAACCTCTTCAGAAATCTTTTGGAAGATTGACGATATTATCCAAGCTAACGCATCCCTTGCTGGGCAGTTTATTAAAAAGTATGAGACAAAGGGATCGCAAGAAATTAAGACCAAAAACGCTCGTTATCTAGTTAGAGCTAATAACTCAGCATCTCGCGGTATCGCATCTGTTGATTGCATTCACTTAGATGAGACACGCGAGTACCAGGATTTAGATATATGGGCATCCTTGCGCTTTACTCAGATGAGTGCTAAGAATCCAATGGCTATCAGCTATTCCAATGCTGGAGACCAACACTCAGTAATCCTGAATTCCCTAAGAGCTAGGGCTGAGGCAGCGATCGCTGGCAACAATGATGCAATCGGCTGGTTTGAATGGTCTGCTCCAGATGTAGAGATTGGCGACACGCCAGAATTCTGGGATGCGGTTAGATATTCAAATCCGTCCTTGGGTTATACCGTACATCCTGACAATTTGCGAGCAATCTTAAATGATGATGAATCAACCATTAAAACGGAAGTATTGTGCAGGTGGGTCAATGTTCAAAACCCAGCAATCAATCCATCCGCATGGGAAGCTGTAGCAAATAAGAAAATCAAGCTAGATGTTGAAGCTACTACCTGGATGGCAATCGATCTCAGCCCAGATAGAAGATCAGGGTGCCTTATTGCTGCCCAGCAAATTGAAAATTCAGATAAATTCAAAGTCATTCTATTAGAGACATATTCCAACCCTGTAAATATCGATGATAAACAAATGGCTAACTCTGTGGCAGATTGGGTTAAGAAATTCCACACAGAAACGGTTGCTTACTCCAGGCAGACGGCTGGGGCAGTAGCTACGCGCCTTATCCCTGGCGGTATTTCTGTTACCCCAATAGATGGAGCCTTGTACGGACAAAGCTGTGATGAAATGCTTTCGGCTGTGATCTCTGGCAGGTTGGTTCATAATGACAATCCAGAAATGAATAAGCAAGTATTGTCAGCTGTAAAACTTCCATTTAAGGATGGTGGTTGGTATCTAGGGCGCAAGGTTTCAAATGCCACAATTTGCGCAGCTGTAGCAATGGCAATGGTTTCCCATTTTGCAACACGCCCAGAATCAGAGGCAGACATAGTATTCGGATAAAACGGACATTATGGTACAATTGGTGCCAATGGGACTTAAAGATTTCTTTGTAGCAGCTCCTAAGACTCCAAGCGAATCTGTGGATGTATCTGCCGCGCTTTCACCTTTTACGGTGAGCGCCTATCCTCTAACTTATGGAACATCTGCCTCAAGAGCAGAAGCGATGGCTGTGCCAACAATCGCAAGAATTAGAAACTTACTGTGTTCAACTGTGGCAAGTTTGCCAATTGAAACTTACAATAAATTTACTGGCGCACATGTAGAGCCTAACCGAGTATTTAATCAACCAGATCCAAGAGTGCCAGGATCTTACACTTACGCATTTGTTGCAGAAGATTTGCTATTTCGCGGCGTGTCTTACGGGCTTGTTATGTCAATGTATGCCGATGGCAGAATTCAAGACTGGACAAGAATCGACCCAACAAGAGTGTTGCCGCAATATAACTACAATCAAACCGAAATCATTGGATACCAGGTAGATAACATTGCGGCACCACTTTCGGGCGTAGGCTCTGTCATAGTATTTTACGGATTAGATGAAGGCGTACTATCTCGCGCAGGTAAAACAATTAAAGCCGCAGCTGCATTAGAAAGCGCAGCGGAAATGTATGCAAAAGAGCCTGTACCACAAATGGCATTAAAGTCAAACGGTACAAATCTTACATCTGAGCGAATTGCAAAACTTTTAACAGCATGGAACTCAGCTCGCAAATCTCGATCAACAGCATTCTTAAATGCAGATGTTGATTTGCAAATCCTTGGCATAGATCCAGCAAAACTTCAATTAAATGAAGCTCGCCAGTATGTCGCTTTAGAATTATGCAGAGCTTTAGGCGTTAGCGGTTACTGGGCAGGTGCAGAAGTTACAAGCCTGACTTATAGCAACGCGATCAATGAGCGCAAGGCACTTATTGACTTCTCTTTGAAAAATATCCTTATCCCGATAGAGCAACGGTTAAGCCAACCTGATTTCCTAAGCTCTACAACAGTACAGGCACGATACAGCCTAGATGAATTCCTACGCGGCTCAGCATTAGAGCGTGCGCAGGTTTATCAGATCCTTAACTCAATCGGTGCGATGAGTGTGGAACAGATACAAGAGGAAGAAGATCTAATTAAATGAAAATTCAATTCCCAGTAACACTTACAGCGGCAGATTCAGAAAGCCGCGTTATCGCTGGAAGAATCGTTGCATGGAATAGCCCAGGCAATACATCCGCTGGCATGACTGAGTTTCTACCAAACTCAATTACATTTGGCAAGAATATCAAACTACTTTTAGAGCATGAAAGATCAGCACCTATTGGCAAGATGATGAGCTGGTCAGAAGATGAATATGGCATCACAGCCGAATTTAAGATCGCTCCAACAACCGCTGGTAATGATGCACTTATTGAGGCATCTATTGGATTACGCGATATGTTTTCTGTTGGCGTTTCAGTTGATTCATGGGAAAACAAAGATGGCGTTATGGCGATCAATGCATCCAAGCTCGTTGAGGTCAGCCTAGTCACAGACGGAGCAATACCAGGATCAGTTGTTGAAAAAGTAGCAGCTGCAGATAACCAAGATAAAGTTTCACCGCTGGCAAACCCAGAAGGTGAAGAAACTAAAACCCAACCAGAAGGAGAAGCCATGTCGGCAGAAACCGTTTCAGAGGCAGTAACTACCGAGACGGTAGAAGCTGCAAAGGCAGAAGTAACAGTTAGCGCATCAGCTCCTGTTGCTTATGCAACACCTCGCGTAGATACAAATGTAACAGCGGGACAATTCGCAAAGGCACAAATCGCAGCACTACGCGGTGATTCAGATGCACGCGCACTTGTAGCAGCACTTTCAGTTGCAACAGTTGCAGAAAACACAGGTATGGTTCCACCAAATTACCTAAAGGATGTTATCGGTATTATCGATTCATCAAGACCGTTCATTGATTCGATTGAGCGTGCAGCTTTGCCTGCAAGCGGCATGAAAGTGTTCACGCCAAAATTAGGCGCCCAGGCGATTGTAGGATTGACAGCTGAGGGTGCAGAGTTTGCATCACAAGATACTGCAGTAACTTTCCAGGAAGACACAGTAGTTAAATTTGCAGGTGCAGGCGTTCTCGATGTCGAACTCATCGACCGATCTGATCCAAGCTTCCTTGACCTGTACATCCGCGAGTTGGCTGCGAGCTATGCTCAGCAAACAGATGCATACGCATTAGGTCTAGCACGCGACACAGCTGTTGGATCAAGCGGATCAACAATCAACAAGGCAATTGCTGACGGAATCTCAGACTCATACAATGTTATGCGCTCTGTACCAAACCGTTTGCTTGTTGCACCAACAGGTGCAGGATCAATCTCATTCGCTGACTTGCTTGGTGGAGAAGATGATAACAAGCGCCCACTATTCGCAGCCGCAGCACCACAAAACGCAGCTGGTTTGATTTCACAAGGATCAACAAACGGAACAGTATCAGGGCTTTCACTTGTTGTAGATCCAAACTACACAGGCGATAAGTTTGCATTGGTTTATCCAGATACAGCAATGCGATTCCATGAATCCGCACAAATTCAGCTCCGTTCAAACATTGTTGCAAACGGTCAGCTTGAAATCGGCCTCTACGGTTATGTTTGTGTAGTTAATCGCTACCCAACAGCATTCCGCAAGCTAACAGTCGCTTAATAAATAAGTAAATGTGTGGGGGGCGGTTGCTCCCGATCGCTCCCCACACCCTTTTAGGGAAGGTACAGAAATGCCAACAATCATTACGGTCTCGGAGCTTAGGACTATTCTTGGCGTTTCTGTATCCTTATATCCAGATAGCGTGCTTGCAGATATTATTGATGCCGCTGAGCAAGTTACTCTTCCAATGCTTGTCAAATACCACAGCGCAATTGATGCTGTTGAGTTAAACAGTAATATTGCTACATATCATGTATTAGGCACAAATAACTTTTCTAAAGGTCAGAGCGTTATCATCACAGGATGCACAGCTCCCTTTAATGGCACTTTTACAGTTTTAAGCTCCAATGATTTCGATCAAGACATTACATTTTACGAGGCTAACTCATCACTATATGTTGATGGAATGTACACAGCGGGGCGCCCATTCTTTACAGTAGCAATAACAAATGCAGATATTTCTCCAAGAAAAGTAATCCCATCAGGCACAGCAACCCTTTCTGGAGCATCTACTTATGTAGGCAACCCAGTTGTGGAGCAAGCGGTTACAGCTCTATCTAAAGAGATCTTCCAAGCTCGTAACTCGAGCGGTGGAGCAATCCAGGGAGTAGATTTCCAGATTTCACCATACGCTTTAGGTCGCTCACTTTTTAACCGTGTATCTGGAATGCTTGGCGGGTTGTTAGATGTAGAAACGATGATTGGCTAATGCCATCAAATATCGCCACAGATGTCAGAGCAGCTTTAGCAACTGCTCTATCTGGCGTTGCAGCAAATGTTTATTCTTATGTGCCTGAGACGGTAACGCCACCAGCTGTAGCAATCCTGTACACAGATCCAATGATGGAATTGTTACTGATCAATAAATCAACCACTAAAGTAAAACTAAATTTTGTCATTTCAGCGGCAGTTGCCTATAACAGTAATCCAGCATCTCTGGATAACCTAGAGCAACTCATAATCAGTATTCTCGCTGCCATCCCAGCGGGATATGAAATAGGGTCGGTTTCACGCCCATCCGTTTCAGAGGTAGGAGCAGCGATTCTGCTCGTTTCAGACATCACTTTAAGCACCTACTACACTCAAACACTATAAGGAGAAAAAATGCCTACATCAGTAATTACAGGGCGTGATTTGGCTCTGACCATCAATTCAGTTTCATATGATGCTCAAGCTACAAGTGTCGCCCTAACAGTCGAACAAACACGCGAGATTTACCAGACATTAGACGGTCGCGCTTACAAAGTTACAGATGCGAACTCAACACTCACAGTAGAAATGCTTGCTGACTGGGGCGCAACTGGATCATTGTGCGAGTCACTATGGACAGCTTCAAACTCAGCACCTAATACAGCAATTGCTTTCAGCTTCACAGCTGCGACAGGCGCAGTATTCACAGGCAATGTATTTCCAACATTTCCATCACCAAATGGCACAGCGCCAGATGCTCAGACAGTATCCTTGGTATTCCAGGTAGAATCTACCCCAACAGGTACATTCAGCTAATCAACTAAAACGGGAGCAAACAAATGCAACAAACAATGACAATTAAATACCAGTCAGGTGAACAGATTACAGTCGTAGCCTATCCACCTGATTTCGCTAAGTGGGAGCGAGCAGAAAAGAAAAGTATCTCCGAGTTTGGAGCTATCTGGGACATTCTGTTCGTTGCCCATTCAGCGGTTAAGCGAGAGGCTGGCACACAACCAACAAAGCCTTTCGATGCATGGATGGAATCAGTCGTAGATGTTGATCTGGGATCTGATAACCCAAAAGCCATGAGCGTGGATCAGTAAGTCGCCTATTGGTTGAACTTGCGATCGCTACTCAGATCCCGATGTCTGAGT